CGAAGCTAATCGCGACTTCGCTCGGCGCGACGGTCACGCCGGCGCCGGGCTTGCGAAGTGTGTGCTTGATCTTCGCGCCGTTCTGAATGCCCCAAGACAGGTTCGTGACCTTCACCAGGTCGCCGTTCCCTTGCGCGATATACGCCCTTGGAAAGACTTCGAGCTCGTTTTGACTCATGGCTTCGCCTCGCTCCTACAGGGTAGCACGCCGCCGGGTCAGGCGACCTTCGACGCCGAGAGACCGAACTTCGCCAGCGGCTTGACGATCTTCGCCGGCAGGAAAATGTCGACCTGCGTCGGGTCCGTGTCGTTGACGTCGACGATCAGCTCGCCCGCGGCAATGCTCGCGTTCAGCTGATTCGCGTCGACGACGCCGAGATCGACTTGCTTGCCGAGCCGGTTCAGCACGAACGCTTCGACGTCTTTGCGCTCGACGACGCCGGGCGGCAGCCGGTTCGAGCCCGCGGGCAAGTCGTCCGTGATCGAGGCGTTCGGAAACTCTTGCGGCAGCGCCGCCTGCAAGTCTTCGACGACGGAATACATGCCGTCAGTGTCGGGCATGTCGAAGGCGCGATAGTCCTGCGCCGTGCCGTTCAGGCTGTGCGTCGTGATGGGCCGCACGACGAAGACCCGATTCGTCGACGGCGCGAGATCGAGCGGCGTCACGCCGTTCGCGAGCAGGTCTTCGATCTCGCTTTCGGTCAGCTTCTCGGCGACCGCGTCTTCGGGACCTTTCAGCCCGAGCAGATTGCCGATCCGGTTATAGTTCGCGCGCACGGCAGCCCAGCGCAGCGCGTCGCCAGCTTCAGCGGCAGCGAGCTCGCCGGGCAGGTCTTCGAAGGTCTGCCCGAAGGCATACTCGAAAGCCTCATTGTTCTTCGCGATCGCGCCCGCCTTCGCGTTCGCGATCGTCGCCGTGATCCCGACGACGCCGACTTGCAGCTTCCCGTTCAGGCCTTCTTCGAGCGTGTCGATCTGCGTCGCGACGCGGCCCGGGTTGCTCGTCGCCGAAGCGCTGAGCGCGTCGGCATTCGAGACGCCGACCATGATGCGCCGATACTTCCGGGTGACGACGTTCGAGAGCGCGGTCGCGAAGCTCGGCTCGGTCGTGCCACCCGACAGCGCGCTCGGGTTCGGCGAGATCGTGATCCCGGCGCCGCCGTCGACCACGCTCGCCTTGATCTTGATATCGTTGCCCCAGGGCCCCGGACCCTTCGCCGTCCAGTCCAGATCGCCGGTGCCGCCGTCGGCGACGGTCACGGGCAGGTCGTCGCCCTGCGCGTTGATTGCCGCGACAGCGCGCGGCACGAAGACCGTCTCGGCTTCGCCATTGTTCCAGGCCACGTCGACGATTCGCCCCGCAATGCGAAAGCGCACGGTCGAATTCTCCGTCGCCGGACCGTCGAAGGTCGTCGTCGCCGCTGCCGACGCGCCGGCGCTCGGCGTCGGGCTCGACACGTCGAGCTTGCCCTTCGGGTTCAGGCGGAAATAAACCTTCGCCATGAGGTGAGCCAGCGAGCCCGGGCCGTGACTCGTCTTGACGTCGTCGGGCCCGAAGACGGCTCGAACTTCCGTGTCGTTGACGATATCGCCCGAGCTGATCTTCGGCGCCATGAGCAAGGCGCCGAGCACTGCGGCGCCCGCGTTCGCGACAGCGCCGAGCAGGTTCACTTTGATATAGACGCCGGGCGTTTTGACGCTCGGCGCGACCGCGAGCGGGATCGACGGCATGGGCTACTCCGGTAAGGTTCAGACAGTATCGGTCGCCGCCGACGCGTCGGCGTCGTCGGTCGCAGCCGGGGCGCTGGCTTCGGCCTGCTCGGTCGCTTGCGCGGCCTTCTCGGCTTTTGCCTTCGCTTCGGCTTGCTTCTTCTGTCTGGCTTCGGCCTTGCCCTTCGAGCGGGTCTGCTCTTGCTTCACCCACTTGTCGCTCTTGCGAACGCGCAGCGAGCCGTTCGCGATCGCCCGGTCGTATGCACGCCGGTGCTTGCTGTATTCAGCGTGCGGGATCGCGACGATCTCTTCGGGGTCATAGACGACGACGGTCGGATCGTCAGGCGTCCGGCTGGCTCCGATCATGGTCCCTGTCCCGAAGCGTGCGACCGGTTGCCCTTCGACGCACGAGACGAAGATCGCGAACGTGGCGAGCAAGACGGCAGCTTTCGGGTCAGCCATGGCCCGACTAGATTGCCAGACGGCCCGGCCTGCGTCCAGTCAGCGCCGGCGGCGAGTCGGCGGCGGCGGCGTCTGGATCGCCCGCAGCTCGCCCCGCTGGCGCCATAACCGCATGTGCCAGTGACAGCCGTAAACGAGCACGCTCCCGTCGCACAGCCCGACGTGGGTCGACCGCTGCGGCGAGCCGCGCGGGCACCAGGGACAGCCGCCCTGCCCGGGCGGACCTGCGACCGTGCAGGGCTCGATCGAACGCGCTGCGGGCAGGTCTTCGGCATTCATGGCTGCGGCATGGCTTGTTTGACGTCGGCCATCTCGATCGGCGTCGTCGGCTCGGGCGCTGCCCGTCCCGGCGCCTTCGCGACGACGTGCGTCACGAGCCACGGGACGAAGGTGCGGGCGTCGAGCTGCGTCAGGGTCCGGGTGAGCCTGAATTGCAGCTGATAGACGTAATGCCGTTCGGCCCGCACGAAGCGATTGCGCCCGGTGATTTCCAGCGAGCCGAGCGTCGAGAGCAGCTCGAAGTCGGTCGTCACGACCTGGTCGGTCAAAAGCCGGGTCGCCGCTTGCAGCAGGCGCAGCCCGGTCGAGCGGCGCTGGCGATCGCTGGTCTGGTCACTCGAGACGACGAAGAGCGAGAACTGCTCGACGAAGAAGCGCTGCGCGCTATTGGCCCGGGTCGACCCTTGATTCGTCGTCGCCGTGCGGCCTTCGGCGGGCTGCGAGCCCATCCAACAAATGAAGGCGCCCGGCGCTTTCAGCCGCCCGCTCGCCAGGTCTTTCGCGATCTTGCCGCTGTCGAGCTCTTCGTAATAGATGGCCGCGAGCAGGCCCGGTCGCTCGTCGGGCTGCTGCGCCCCGTCGCTGATGGAGGCGACGAGCGGGAAGGTCCCGGGCAGGTCGTCGAGCGCCGGGTCGAAGCGGAAGGGCGTCGCTTCGGGCAGGTTATGCCGCAGCCCGCCGACGTTGGATTGAATGCCGATCTCGAGCGAGTCGTGCGCCGGGATCGTCCAGTCGCCGCCCTGGCCGTGCGCGGCGAGCGTCGCGGGTTTCGCGCGCGTCTTGAATACGAGATCGTCGGCGAGCTCGCCGAGCGACCCGACGTTCGGCAAAAGGTAACTGTTCTTTGCGACGACGATATCGTCGTCGCTGTCGTTCGTGACCAGGATCGCCCCGGTGCCGCGGGTGCCCGTCAGCGGCGCGAGCTGCCCGAGCACGGCCCGGGCGAGCTGCTCGATCTGGTCGTGGTCAATCGGTGTAGCCATGGGCGTCAGGCCGCGTTCGCGTTCGCGTCGAGCTGCGCGAGAATGACTTCGACGGTCTCGGTCAGCGCTTTGTCGAAATCGATCTGGGTGAAGTCTCGAAGCGGGATCTTGTGACGCGGCCGCTGGCTGACATGGTAGCCGGCATAAGCGACGTTCGTGAAGGCTTCGGCGAAGCCCGCTTCGCTGTAGGGCGTGATCGAGCTGACCAGAACGCCCGTATCTTGCAAGAGCTTCAGCTCGCCTTGCCACCTGCGCCCGTGCGGCCGCGGCAGCCCTTGCCGCTCCCAATAGAAGCGCGGCCAGGCCGGGTTTCCGCCGACCGCCCCTTCTTTGGCGAACGCCTCTTGCACTTCGGCGACCAGGATCTCGGCGACGACCGGGCGCACTTCGTCGCCGACGCCGGCGCCCGCTTCGAGCAGCTTCTCGATCGCGTCGTCGAGCGCGTCGAAGCGAATGTCGACGCCCTTGCGCGAGCGCCCGCCCTGCCCGCCGCGCCGCAGAACCGAGAAGCGAGCCACTAGCCGAACCTGACGCCTTCGGGGCGCTCTGACCTCAGCCGAGCGATCCGGTCCCGCCGCGCCTTCGCTTCGGCTTCGAGCCGGT